GATGTTTTACCTAATCGTGTTTACAAGTTTGATGGTAGTAGATGGATAGAGACAAATAAAGATCAAAGTGATTCATACCTATATGATGAACACTACATACAACATTTAATTCATAAAATTGACACTGGTGAATACGATATTGAATTGCTTTCTGAAAAAGAAAAAGCACAAATCGAATCATATTTGAGCGAACAAAATTCGCAAGATAAGTAATAGTATGGCAGAAAAGAAATTAACTCATTGCTCTTTTTGTGGCAATCATAAAGACCAGGTTTCAAAATTAATTGTCGGAGATGATGTTGCTATTTGTAGCGCATGTATCGACTTGTGCAACAATCTTATTGTTGACGAGAAAACCGCAGATGAACCTAAAAAGATTGAATCAAATGATTTTGACGCATACACTATTAAAGATCATTTAGATAGTCTTGTTATTGGACAAGACAATGCTAAAATGGTATTAAGCGTTGCTATTGCTAATCACTATAAGCGTATCAATTATCCTCCCAAAGATTTAGAAATTCAAAAAGGTAATGTGTTACTGGTTGGTCCTACTGGTAGTGGTAAAACATTACTTGCACGTAGCGTTGCCAAATATCTTAACGTTCCTTTTGTAGTTGCTGATGCAACCAGCTTAACAGAAGCAGGTTATGTTGGTGAAGACGTTGAAAGTATGATTAGCATGTTGCTTGCTATGGCTGACGGTGATGTTAAACTAGCAGAACGTGGCATTATCTTTATTGACGAAGTTGACAAGATCAGCCGTAAAAGCGAAAGCGCAAGTATCACACGTGACGTAAGCGGCGAAGGTGTTCAACAAGCATTGCTTAAACTAGTAGAAGGTACAAAGTGTCGTGTAACTGCTAATGGCAAACGCAAGAATCCACAAGGTGATATGATTGAAGTTGATACTAAAAACATACTATTCATTGCCGGTGGCGCATTTGTTGGATTAAATGAAATCATTAAAAATAGAGTACAAGGTAGTGGCATGGGTTTTGGTGCAACTATCAAACCTAAAGATCAAGCAGTAGATTTATCAAAATCTACTCCTGATGACTTGGTTAAATTTGGTATGATTCCTGAATTCATTGGTCGCTTTACTACTACCATTGCACTAGAAGAATTGTCATTAGAACAATTAGTATCTGTATTAACCAATGTTAAAAACAGTTTCATTGACCAATACAAATACTTGTTTAGTATTGATAACATTGAATTGTCATTTACTGATGATGCCATCAAACAACTTGCTCAAAATTGTATTGATTTAAAGACAGGTGCACGTGGTCTACAAACAGAATTAGAAAAAGTATTGATGCCGCATATGTTCCATATTCACAAATACAAGAAAAATAATATCACCGAGATAAATATTACTACAAATTTGGTAAAGGAACCCAAGGCAGGTATATGAAATCATTCGGTAGAAAAGTATTAGTACAAGACGGTAATTTTGAAAAAGCACTACGCAAACTAAAGAAAAAAGTTACAGAGTCTAATTTGCTTCAAGAAGTGCGTGACCGTGAAGCATACGTTAAACCAACCACAAAAAGAAAAATCGCAAAGAGCCAAGCCAAGAGCCGTTGGCGCAAACATATTCGTTCACAAGAACTTCCACCCAAACTATTTTGACCAAAATAGTTTATTTTTTTGCGTAATAGTGTATAATAAATAATGTTGTAGATGCCGATAGTCGGGTCTACAATAGTCATATTTGCTTATAGGAGAAATAAAATGACAAACACACTAACCCTTCGCTCCCTTGACATTCCGTCAATTCACAAATTTGCAGTTGGTTTCGACAACATGTTTGACGAAATAATGCGAACATCTCAAGCTAACACAAATTATCCCCCATACAATATCGTTAAACACGATGAAGACAACTTCAGCATTGAACTTGCTGTGGCTGGCTTTGATGAGGGTGAAATTGACGTTCAATTGAATAACAATCAATTGGTAATTAATGGTCAAAAGGCTGTGGAATTAACAGAAGACGGTGACGTTAAATCTGTTGAATATCTACACCGCGGGATTAGTTCACGTGATTTCTCTCGCACGTTCACACTTGCGGATCATGTAGAAGTAGTAACTGCAACGGTTGCTAATGGTATCTTACGTATTGACCTTGAACGCAAAATTCCTGAGGAAAAGAAACCCAAGAAGATTGCAATCAATTACAATAAATAATATAATGTAAGAACAGTTCGCGGTGTACTACCGCGAACTTATAACTCTAGGAAATATTTAACATGGCAAACGCAAGCCCAGAAGTTCGTAATCTTATTAAACCTAACTTGGCTCTAAAAGAACCTCCATTGTTTAGAATCATCTACCTTAATGATGAACATACAAGCATGGAATTTGTAATTCATACACTAGTTGAATATTTTAATTACAATTCTGATACAGCAAGTCAAATTACTGTTGATATCCATGAAAAGGGTAGTGCTATTGTTGCTGTTTTGCCCTTTGAAATTGCAGAACAAAAAGGCATCGAAGTTACATTAGATGCTAGGGCACAAGGTTATCCACTACAAGTTAAAGTGGAAGCAGAATCAAACTGATATATTGATTCGTTTAGCCCAATAGGGGCTTTTATGTAGGTAGGGATTGTTTACATACCCTACATTATTTAAAGTAGTATCAACTGATTTTTCATAACTACCAAATACCCAATACTTAATTTTCTTTTCAGTATCATGCTTTAAAGTTTTTTGTAAGGGTATTTGGTTTTTAGTTATTTCAGGCTTTTCCCCGAAGTATAATTTTTCATCAGGGACTGCGTTAGTGACAACTATAATTTGTTTTACATCTAAATGTCGTTGTAATTTTTCAACGGATTTATTTAGATAAGTCAAGTCATCAAATCGTGCCGCAGTATAAACCATATCTTGTAATGTATTGGTATCACTATTGTTCCAACCATTGGCTCCAACAATAGCAACACCATCTACGATTACCACACTATGATGCATCATGTGAACAGTAGGCAAGTGTTTGAGTAAACTCATCAAATGTTCTGTTCTTCCTGGTAAGTCAACTGTATTAGAATATTCAGATGTTCCTGGCACATAAAAAACACCTTGATAGAATCTACCAAGGTGTGCTAATGTTTGTACTGTAGTGCGAATATCGCTACTAACGTTACCTGCTACCAAACAGTATAAACTTGTGCTTTTGCCTTCCCAGTTAAAATTATCCTCAGGGGATAGATTTAAATCGCTGATAACATCAAAGCCAATGTCTTGCATTATTTTGCAATAGTCATCTTTGGCTTGCGTGGTGCACGTGGTTTCTTTTCAGCAGGAGTGATTGCTGGAGTAGCTGCCTTTTTTGCTCTAGGAGCACGTGGCTTTTTCTCTTCAACTACCTCTGCTTTTGGTTTTCTTGGGGTGCGAACAGCCTTAGGTTTAATTGCAGGTGCAACTTCTGGTTCAGGTTCTGCTTGTTCCAATTTAACTAAGGGCAACTCAACTTCACTAGCGATAGGTGTTTCAACCTTATAAGGTGCTTGTGCATCTGATTCTGTTTCTGCCTTAGCCTTTTTAGCTTTGCTATCATTGTAAAAATATACACCGGCTGCAATAATAACTACGGTTACGGCAATAATTGTAAAAAACTCCATTTTTTATCTCCTAAAAATATATTTATATCCAAAAGTAATTGACACAATAATTTAATAACCTATATACTAAATACACTAAGGAAGGGCTATTTATGAGTTCCAAAAAGATCCTAGCATACATGAGCGAAGAATTACCCACAATTCCTGCTCAAAAACGTTTAGTATATAGAACAGACGAAAAAGAAATTCGAAAACTGTTTAAGGTATTAAATGCGACTATATTCAATGGAGAACTTCCCACTCCTAGATTTAGGATCATTAAGCGAACAACTGATTACTGGGGTCAATGCGAAGCAGATGACTTTAATCCAAATCCCAACACTAAAAGATCAAACTGTATCATACATTTGTCAAACAAATGGTATTGCAAACAATGGTTGATTGACTCCTTAGCCCACGAGATGTGTCACCAATATCAATGGGATGTTCTTAGTAAAGAACGTGCTAAACAAGGGTTACCACCTATCATGAGTCATGGTCCTAGTTTTTATATATTCAGAGATAAATTAAGAGAGCATGGAATCCCACTTAAAAGATATCATAGAATACACAAATGGTGGAAACATCAAAATCTCTTTAAGTGCTAAAATGCATAAATACATACTATGCGAGACCTCATTAACCAAATCAACTTCTTATTAGAAGACCGTACACTTAGCGCCGGTGTAATTAAAAAATATCCTGAACGTTTTGATAAATTTATCCAAATGATTCGTGACGGTGTTCCTTTCTATAATACAGATCAAGAACAAGTCATTGCGGATCCAAGCGAAGCAGACAGATTCCAAGACATGTTTGACAACGATATGTTTAAAGGTTCATTGTCAATGAAATTAGATGACGGAAGCCTGATTCCATTAAGCAAGTTATTAAAGACTAGCGATTTGGGTGGCCAAGCAAGTACAGGCGAAGAAGGTGAAGAGACAGGTAAGGAAGCAGCATTATTGAAACCAAGTCAAATTGGCATCTGTGACCGTGACATTCCTGCTAGTGAATTAGGTGATGAAATTATTAACAATCAAGTATTGCAATCAACTGATTATGGTCGTGTTGTAATCGCTATGGCTGAAGAAATTGTTGGTGGGGCAAATCCAGTTATCCCCAAAGAAGTTCCTACAAAGATTAAAGACAGTATCATTGACTATGCCGGTGAATATTTAGGTGTATTAGCATTGGTATCAGGTACATCACGTTTCCCTAGACAGAAGGGCTTTACTGAATGGCTTGGTGCTGATGTTAGTGACTTAACATTAAACTTCCCACTAAAAGCAAATACTCCACTTGCTGATAGTTTTGCGACAATCGGTAATCAAAAAACTCAACACAAAGTACATATCTCAAGTAAAGGTAAAGGGGGTGGTGCTCCACCTAGTATAAGTAGTTTGGTTGTTCCGCAAGAAATTCGTGACAACCCTGCATATGAAGCTGTTGTTGCTTTTATTGATTTGTGCAATGCAGAAGGTGGGGGAAGATACAATTTACCTTCTCCCAAAACAGTATCACAGGTATTTCAAGCAATGAACTTATTATATCAATATGCACCAGAGTCAATACCAGAAAAGTTCAATGAATTTTTACCATGGCCAAGTGATGTTGTTAACCAAGTAACAACTAGCATGGATGCATTTAAAAAGAAAAAGAATGTTCCACTTCCAGAATATCAATCATTGTGGAGTGATATTAACTTTAAGAAACCAAGTAGCGACGGTGGCAAATTAACACATGCTGTTAAGTTAGCAGTTATGCAAGCAGTTAACGAAGGTAGTGCATTGCCTGAATTCCAAAACGTTGTTTTAGCTGTATTGGATATGAACTTTGTTCAACAATATGCTGACTTTGACCCTAAGAGTAGAGTTATGAGTTTTGCTACACAATGGCCTGCTAAACTAGACGGTAACATCACACTTGAAAGTAAGAGTGGTGCAACTGATCCTACTAAAGGTGGATTTAGTTTCAAACTAAGTCCTGTTGCACCTAAAACTGTTTTGGCTGAACCAAATGAGTTGGGTGTTCAAGAACCAGATTCAATTAGTGTTGGCAAAAAAGACTTTGCTAAAAACGCACAAAAGATTGCAACTGGACATCGTGACACTCCAAAACACGGTCTAGGTGCTGGTTCTAAAATGGGTGATGTAGGAAGAAAATTGCGCAAAGTTTAAGCATAGATATATATTTCTATGTATAGTGAACTGCACATTGAATACTCTGATCCCACATCCCTTTTAGATCCCCTAACCGTTCGTTACAAACTATACGATTATCCCATTGTGCAGAAATGGGCCTCACGATTAGCTGAGGCATTAGCCAAACAATACAACATTGACGACCCAAAAAGATTCGTGGGGTTTAGTGATTACACCACAGATAAAACTAATGCCGTAAATGCTATTAACAAGTGCTGTGAAATCATAGATAAGTATAGCCCTGGATTTGTTAATAGAAGAATAGATGCAAATAATATCGATCAAGATACATTAAACTATCTACACAACATCTTTGAAACATATCACGGTACATTAAACACACCTCATCAATTTTTTACTGATGCGCCTGATGAAGTCAAATATGCATTGGCTCAACTTAACATAGAAGTACACCGTTGTGAATCATTTGTTGAAGGTAATAGAAAACCATTGCCCAGACATACTGTAACTTATTTTGCAATGGAAAAATCTCAAGAATACACTTACGCCATAGAAGACTACCAATACTTTAATGACATGATTGAGTTTGGAACTGTGTATTTGTTGTATACTGAGATTGGGAAAACATTGCAGGATATGGCAATAGACAATGACCAACACATGCAACCAACAGCATACAAACCTTATAGACATTACAGTGCCGATTTTGTAGTTAGATTTTATAATACATCACATGAAACTTGGATTAATAATCGTAAAAAATATAAAAAGTATTATGATACTAACTCTATTTACTTTTTGAATCACGGGTATGATTACAGTCATCCATACAATCGTCCCGGTGATATCCCATTAGCAAAAATTATTCCAAACCCACAAATACCAAACATAGTTGATATGATTGCCAAACGACAACATGTAAGTTCGGTGAAATTAGTTTAACCATATCTGTTGTATTTTTTATACATTTAGTGTATCATTAGTTTTTACATAAAAGGATTTTATATGAGCCTAGTTCCAATGGTACTTGAACAAACTTCCCGCGGTGAGCGTAGTTATGATATCTATAGCCGATTATTGCGTGACCGTGTTATTTTGCTTGAAGGTGAAGTACATGACCAAATGGCAAACTTGATTGCCGCACAATTATTGTATCTTGAATCAGAAGATCCAGAAAAGGACATCAGTCTTTACATTAACAGTCCCGGCGGTAGTGTAACTGCTGGTATGGCTATCTATGATACCATGCAATTTATTCGCCCCGATGTTCAAACAATCGTTATGGGTCAAGCATGTAGTATGGGTAGTTTACTTGCTCAAGCAGGTGCAAAGGGTAAGCGTATGATTCTTCCCAATGCACGACACATGATTCATCAACCTTCAGGTGGTGCACGTGGTCAGGCAACTGATATGTTGATTCAAGTCAACGAAATCATTGAAATGAAAAAAAACCTCACACAAATTTATGTTAAACATAATAGTGCAGGCAAGACTTTTGAACAGTTGGCCGCAGATATGGAACGTGACTTTTTCATGAGTGCAGAGGATGCAGTAATGTATGGGTTGGCAGACAAAGTGTTAGACAAGCGTCCTACTACTTGACATTTAATCCAATACTTGATATAATACAAGTTCTTAAACAGTAAAGGAATCATTATGGAATGTACTCATTGCCGCAAGTGGCACTTTCAAGGTATTTTGAATTGCCCAACTGCACCCAAAACTCTTGCCCCATTGCCCCTTAAGCAATCTTGATTAGGAAATAATAATGGAAAAAATTCTTGTAATCGTTGGTGCAATTGTATTGGGTCTTGCAGGACTTGTACTACTTAGTTTTTTACTGAGTTGGCCAGTCTATATGCTATGGAACGGTTGTTTGGTTGGTGCTGTTGATGGTGTACATCAAATTGACTGGATGACTGCTTGGGGTATCAATATTTTGTTTGGCATTTTGTTTAAAACTACAGTATCAAAAGAATCAAAGTAAATGGATCGAGTTGTTCGAGGTAAAAATGTTGCAGTAGTTATTAGTCCAGAGTACGGTGCAGGCTGGTACTCTTGGAGTAATGATATTACTATGCTATTTGATCCGGGCCTAGTTGGATTGGTTGAAGAGGGTGATGAAGGAAAAATTCATACCTATGTCAGTCTTAAATGGGCCGGAGAATACCTCGAAGGTTCCGAACGAGGACTAGAAGTATGGTGGGTTCCCCTAGGCAAAAAGTTTCGTATACATGATTACGATGGTGCCGAAACTATAGAAATGATGGATCAAATCGATTGGATAACTGCTTGAAGTTTTAAAGTGTTGTATTTTTACAACACTTTTTTTTGGATAAAAAATTTGACAATAAATGGGCGATCTGATATACTATGGGTAAGTTAAAGAAAAGGAGTCCAAAATGAAAGTAAAAGAATTGATAGAGTTGTTGTCCAAGTATGATGGAAACTTGGAATTGATGATGGAACAAAACGGTGGAGAATACGAATCCGATTTAGAATTCATGGTGGTCGACCAAATAGACGGAAAAGTTTGGTTGTTAGACTAAAAGGTTGACAATAAATCGTTTTGGGTGTACAATACTTGTATTGAATGATTAATTAAAGGAGTCGATATGGTTATCAAGCGTTTCAAACAGAACCAAAAGTTTCGTATTTGCATTGGTTCTACTGTTTCATTCTATGCTACTGCCAAGCAAATCCGTGCAGGGGTAGGTGACTTTTCTACTTGTAATGCGGCTACGCAAAAAGCCCTTGAGGTATTGGAAGTATATCGTTCCGGTGACGGTGTTGAAATGTGTTCAACTGGTCTCGGTGGTACTTGGGAAGGCCTGCAAGTTCAACTCAACATGGCATAAAAAGGTTGACAATAAATCGGTTTGGGTATATAATATATCTTATCAACAGTTAATTAAAGGACTAAAAAATGGCAACACGTTCTACAATCGCAATCGAATTCGCTGACGGTACTGTTCAACAAGTTTACTGTCACTGGGATGGTTACTTGGAAAACAACGGTCGTATCCTGCAAGAATCTTACATGGATCCTTTCAAGGTTCGTGAGTTGATCGATTTGGGCGATATTTCAGGTTTGCGTGAAGAAATCGGTGTCAAACATCCCTTTAGTTCTTATGAGATTGAAGGTCTGTCTTATGATGAATATAAGGCTAATTACGGTAACATGACTACATTCTACGGTCGTGATCGTGGTGAAGATGGTGTAAGTGCCCGTAAGTTTGCTGATTTTGCAGACTACAAAGACAATCACAGTTATGAAGAATTTGAATACATTCTCCGTCAAGTTGATGGTAAGGCAGTTTGGTTTGTCAATGATCACGGTGATGGTTATGTTGAATTGACAAAGGCATTGGAACAGGTAAAGGAAGCTGCCTAATATGATCGCCTTGCAAGAAGTTACAGTTTGGGAAGATAGTATTTCCTGCAATCACACATACCTTATGGATGGTGAAAGTGCTGTTGCATATATCAAGCAGGGCGATACTGAGCCTTTTTACTTTAAACGTCCCTTGCGTATTGACAAACGTGGTCGCAAGTTTGTGACACTTAAAGTAAACCCATTCAAAATAAAAATTGTAAGTAGTTTGATTGAAGTTATTGGTAGCAAGGGTGACAAATACTATGTTGACCCTGATGCTAAAACTTGCACATGTTCAGGATTCACATACCGCGGTACTTGCAAACATTTAACAAAGGTGTTATAATACTACTATGACAATGCATTTACATCATCCTGCTCTTAGTCTTTCTGGCAAAAAGAAAGGCAAAGTTAAATTCCGTAATGCTGATGAGGCACGTAAGGCACGTGAACTTGATGCCAGTTGGAAAGAATTGCAAAAGCGTTGGGATGTAGAGGCAGAAGATAAAAAGCGTAAACGTGCATTAAGTGCAGAGCCATTAAAGTATTCATTGGCAACCCCTGTTGGTCGTACTAACACACATCATATTCCCAGTCGAGGCGACACTGGTGGTATTGCTAGTCTTGCTCCAGCTAAGGTGTACACAGGTACTAAGGTCAAGGGTATTGGTACTATGCACAAAAGTAATGCTGTGCCTATCTTTAGTGATGAAGAGGCACATGATATCGCAACCATGCGTAGAGGATAATAATGAAGGTAGCATTAGCAAGTGACTTACACTTAGAGTTTGAGGATATTAATTTAAAGAACACAGAAAATGCTGAGGTTCTATTGTTGTCCGGCGACATTTTAGTTGCTCAGGATCTACATGATCATCCTGAACTGAATCCTATGGATCCAGTTAATATTATTAACTTGGGTCGTAGGCAGGCTACTGCCCTTCGTTTCCGTGACTTTCTCAAGCGTTGCAGTTTTCAATTTCCTCATGTTATCTACATTGCAGGCAATCATGAGTTTTATCATGGCAAGTGGAAAGCATCATTGCAATACTTACGTGACGAATGTGCTAAATTCAATAATGTTTACTTCCTTGAAAAAGATGTAAAAGTAATTGATGATGTTACCTTTATCGGTGCAACATTGTGGACTGATTGCAACAAAGGTGATCCATTGACACTTCATGCACTAGCCGATATGATGAATGATTACAAAATCATTCGTAATGACGAGCATGGATATACTAAGTTGCGTCCTGCGCACACAATGTATCGTCATCAACAAACACTTAGTTATCTTAAAGCGTTAATGCCTGATATGAAGGATAAAAAGGTTGTGTTTGTAGGGCACCATGCACCAACAAAACAAAGCACACATCCTAAATACGTAAATGATTATTTGATGAACGGTGGTTATAGTAGTGATTTAAGTGAATTCATACTAGATAATCCACAAATCAGATTATGGACTCATGGTCATACCCATGATCCTTTTGATTACATGGTTGGTGAAACCCGTGTGGTATGTAATCCTCGTGGTTATGCTGGTTGGGATGAACACGCTGATGTGTTTGAATTAAAGTTTTTGGACATCTAAGTTAATCTAGGTAGCCAATATATTTGTATTCAAACTCAACTTGTAATATAATGTTTATACGTTGTGAGAGATACTCAACGAACATTAAAGGAAATTTTATGATGACAACTAAAACTGATCGCCTCTTAGAGGCACTACAACAAGGTGAGCAACTCACCGCAAAGCAAATTGCCGCACGTTTCGGCATTGCTAATCCAACTGCAACTATTAGCAACATTCGTTTTGCTGGCTACGCAGTTTATGCTAACGAGCATACTGATACTAAGGGTCGTGTTACCACTAAGTATCGTTTGGGCAAGCCTAGCCGCGCAATCGTTGCCGCAGGCTATCGTGCAATGTCAATTGGTCTAGTTTAAGACTATAGGTTTGCGGATCCTTAAAATCCGCAATTTTGAATTTTCTACGAAAGGTACAGTATGGGTTTGTTACACAATTTAATGAATAAATTAGGTAGATACCGACTGATTCCTGATCGTAGAACCGGTGCTGACTACATGCATCGGTATTACCTTTTCTTAAAGGATCGTAAATGGTTCCCATTTAATGTCACTCTACATAAGATTGTACGTAGTGATGATCCTATCTTTCACGACCACCCGTGGCCTTATATGACGGTTATTTTAAAGGGCGGTTACTATGAGCATACATTAGTATGCAATAGCAAAGGAGAAAAGATTGGAGAATTCAAAGAGTGGAAGGGTCCCGGAAGTATTATCATGCGTGGTGCGGGTGAGTTTCATTGGCTAGAATTAGATGATGAACAACCTGTCACTACACTATTTTTTATGGGTCCACAACAACGTGAGTGGGGTTTCTTAACTGAAACTAAAACTGGTAAAAGTCGTTGGGTCAAGCATAATCATTATCTTGAACACTGGAAACCATATCACGAAAAGAATGTAGCTCCTAAGATGGCAAATAGGAAAGTAAAATGATCAACAACATGCCAAAACAATAAAATGGTACATCAGATAGTCAATAATATTAGTCCTGAAACTATTGAAACACTAGTCATTCTACAAGAAGAATGTGCTGAGGTTATCGTAGAAATCAGTAAAGTCTTTAGATTTGGTCCTGACCAAATGATGGAAGGCAGTAATGAAACTAATATGCAACGTTTAGAAAAAGAACTTGGTGATGTGTTAGCAATGTTAAAGTTGTTAACCGAACAAGAAGTCGGAGTAACTATGGAAGGCATGCAAACAGGTGCTGAAAATAAGTTAGAAAAGTTGAAACGTTTTAGCAATATCAGGGTTAAATAATTATATGGAATTGTATCTAGATTTATTCATTATGTTTTGTTTTGGCTTTTATATAGGTCAAAAAGTCTTTATCTACCAATTGCGTAACACTCTTAAACAAGAGGCTGCTAAATTGGGCATCGATTTAGAACAAGAAACCACTGAAGAAGAATTAGAATCGTTGCCTCCCCGTTGCGTAATTGAAAAGCACGGTGATCAACTATATCTATACGACAAAGACACAAACGATTTTTATTGCCAAGCACGTAATCTAGAATCATTAGCAGAAGCATTATATAACAACCGCAAGATCGACCTTGCTCATGTGGTTAACAATAACGATAAGATGTGGTTTGTTAAAGGTAAGATTAGTCAATCGGTAGTAATCAATGAAGGTTAATTTAGGCAAATTCCCTAAAACACAAGGGGCAAGAAAAATTGATATTGAGATTGAAAGTCATGACACATGGAGTCTTGACCACAGTTTAGCATACATTATTCTTCCTGCACTTATTCAATTAAAAGAAACTAAACATGGAATCCCCGGCGAGTTTGCTGACGTAGGTGGAGAAGATTGGACTGACCAACAACCTCTTGACTTTTATAAAGAATCATATGCAGAAGCATTTGAAGAAGGATGTAAGCGTTGGGATGAAGTGTTAGATAAAATGATCTGGAGCTTTCAACAACTTGCATTGGAAGACTATGATCAACTTTATCATCATGGCAAGGTTGAACTTGATTGGGAAAAAACTGATAAAACATTTCCTAATCCCGTAACAGGAGTTGATGAAGCTACGTATAGAATGGTAGATAAGAATCCCGATGAACATTGGTATGATAGTGTGGGTCATAAATTACATGAAGAACGCATCCAAGAAGGCATTGATTTGTTTGCAAAATATTACCGCAGTCTTTGGGATTGATATGTTTAATACCATTGCTAAACAATTAGAATTACAGTCATTGGGTAAACATACTATTGATCAAT